GATGTATGGAGGCATATACAATTGATCACATGGGGACATGGTCATTTTGATCATTTTAACGAGAACACAATTAAAAAACTAATTGCACTTCGTCCGGGTCTTCGCGTTGCAGTATGTGAACACGAAGTTAAACGGGCAATATCATGTGGAGCAAGAAACCTAGATATAATCGAACACGGACAATGGTATAATTATGGAAACTTTCAATTAGCAACCTTTAAAACATATCACGATGTTCCGTCTAATGGTTATAGAATCAAAAACGAAAAGTATAAAATATTTTTCGCAACGGATACCGCTCACCTTCTTGGTGTAACTGCAAAAAACTACACGCATTATCTTATCGAATCAAACTACGATGAAGAAACCGTGTATGACATCATACGTGAAAGAGAAATGCGTGGAGAATACGCACATCAACGCGGAGCGATAAACTCTCACTTATCCTGGCAGCAAGCTCAGGACTTCATCTTTAACAATGCCTCTGGAGAATTTGAGGTAGTTAGATTACATGAATCAAAATCACTTTAAAACAAAATAATATTATGCAAAAACAACTAGGGTTAGAATACCCAGAAGGAGTAGCAAGGGTTCAGTTCCTTGATGCCAACTGTACAGAAGTGGAAAACATTGGTTTTACACGTGAATTTACACAAGAAGAAATGGAAGCTATGAAAGATAATCTGGCTGATGTTTCTATCGAACTAAACGATCTTCAAATTGAGAAGAAAGAACTCGTAAAAGAGATTAACCTTAAAATGAAACCAAAAGACCAACAAAGGAAAAATCTTTTGGAAAGCATCCGTAAAAGATCAGAGTATGTGAACGAGGATTGCTTCAAATTCGTAGACCACGAAGCTAATGTGGTTGGATACTATAACAGCGAAGGTTCACTTGTCTCTACAAGGAGAATTAAACCCGAAGAACGTCAAACAAAAATGTTTAAACTGCCAAAAACAGGCACAAACGATTAATTATGAGTAACGAAAAAATCAACATCACAATGCCCGATGGAACAACAGAATTTGTAATCCGGGAAGGTGCAGCAATAAAGGTTCTCGATCCAAAAGCACCTATCAAAATCGACCTGAAAGGAGTTATTCAGGCTCCGTATATCTTCCTTGAAAAAAGATATTGGGCATTAAAAGATGCTTTTAAATTACCCAATGGTGATAAAATTGCTTCTATTGCATCTGATATTTACAACACCCATGGAAATGAGATGCAGATTGATCTTACCCGAAGTCATATCCTTGTGAACCGGGAAAAAGTAACCATCACTCTTATCATGAATGAGAATGATGATTATCTCCGGGGTCAGGTTATTGGTAAACTTGAAACAGAACCAAAGTTTGAGGAATTTGGAATAAATACAGGCAAGGTATGGACACCTACCCAACTTGGTTTGTTTTTCAAAATGAACCGGTATTTCTTCACAAGCAAGGAAGACAACATGAAACTTGTCAATGACCTGTTAAATTTCACTGCAACCGTCAATAACAGCATCCAACGTTCAGTAAAAGAATCGGGAGACAAAACCGACAATTATGAACAGGTTGTTAATTCCAATCTTCCAAAATCTTTCAATTTGAAAATACCAATTATGAAAGGTTTTCGGGCAGATATCATCGAGGTCGAAACTTTTGCTCAGATCAACGGAAAGGAAGTAGCTTTTACTCTTATTTCTCCGGGAGCGCAAGCATCCTATGAAGAAGTGAGAGATACGATTATTGACACCGAAATTAAAAAGTTCGAAGATTTGGTACCAATGATTCCAATCATTGAACAATAACCCTTATGGCATCCATCCCGGATCGAGGCCGGGAAGGGTTCAAATTTTAATAGTATGAAATCAATTCCTGAAATTCAAAAAATAGTTTGCAATTACTTTGACTTATCAATGTCAGATATGCTTTCTGGATCTCAAAAAAGAGAGCTGATACAGGCAAAGCAAACCTCTTTTTTTATTTGTCACGAATACGGTTTTAAAAATAAACCTCAACTCGAAACATACCACAACCTTAAAAAAGGAAGCTTTAATTATATAATCAACCAAGTTAAGAATTTACGGAAAACAGATTCTTTGTATAATTCTCAGGTTATTGAAATACTTGAATTATTGAAGTATAATCCAAAAAAAACTGAGATAATTGACAAACTAACCATTGCACGGTTAAATTTTGAGTGTGGCAATCTAAATAAATTAGATTTGGATTATATCATTGAATTGGTTAAATTATTAGACTAGCTAACGGCTGCGGGTATGACCATAAAGGATTAGAAACCAGTAAAATATCAAGCTATGATGAATAATATAGAAAGCACTACCGACCGCAAACCACAGCAGCCTTTATTTGCTATACCTGTTGTTAACATTAGTTATTTAATTATTATAATATCAGTTATATGTTTAAAAAATCAAGAATTAAAAAAATCATAATTGACACGTCTGATCGATTTGTCGGTTACTATAAAAATCATCGCATTTCAATAAATAACCTCCATGGTGGAGAAAAACACTCTTTCGATATTGAAGTCGAAGCACCTGACGGAACTTACGCTGTCAACACATGGGAAAGATTCGATAACATAGATTCCGCTATCGACTTTGCCGTCCGTGGGGCAATGATCTATAATTAATGCTAACGTGAAGCTATGTGCAGGTTTTGCACACGATAAAGTTAATTTGAAAAACAAATATTATTAATCAGCACCGATCTATCAACAAAGCCAATGCAAAACTTGACATATAGCGTTTGTTATGGAGTAGGGCTTTAAATCAATCAAAAATGGCAATAAAAACAGATGATTGCGACATTAGAGATGTTAGAATGCAAACAGTGGCTGGAGGTAATGGAGACTATTACATTACGCTTTATGAGTATCCTGACCAAAACTTAACCATGAGTTGCGATAAATTTAAAATGATAAATTACAGAATGGCAATGAGTGGTGGTTTTACAAGTCAATACCCAAAAGTTAGAGAGGCTTTTGTCGCTCTTTATCGAGCAATGGAAGAATATGGGCTTAATGATCATCCAATCGATGATGCAGATTAGCCTTACCCATAACGTCAAATGTAACCGCAGTAGCGGATTTCGAAGAACTGAATTATCAATTTACACTAAAATAAAATAGAATGAAAAACTTTAAATTACTTACTAAAGCCGCTATTGTCGGTTACATATTGTTAGCAAACGTATTTATTTCTAATGCTCAAAGCCGGAAAGCTATTATACAGCATTGGGAAAGTGATAATACTACCGATACAACATGGATGTATTTTAAATCAGATACAAGCCAAATACAATTAATTTATATTGATAGCTTAAACTATGTCAAATACGCAAAAGCTATTAATGTTAAAAGTGGGTATGGGTTAGATGTTTTTGTAGGATTCTTCGATGCTGAAATAAAAGAACAATATTTTATTATTTCAGAAAAGAAATATATTGAAATTAAAGCAGACAAAATATGGCAAGTGCGCCGTCTTTAATATGTTTGCTAACGGCTGAAACTATATGCAGTTGCCGATTTGAAAAACTGCATTGTCCACGAAGCACGTAAACGGCAATTGACATATAGTTTTTGTTAGCGTATCGTGCTTTATTTCAGATTATTAACATTAAAGAAAAATATTTATGATTTTAAGAAATTTATTCAAAAGAGAACATTATCCATGTTTTAAAGATGAATGGGATAATCCAGAAAATACTGTTTATCGTGAATTTTACATTACTAATTCTAATGATTACGACATTCTTTGTGATTTGGTGAAAAAACACATGAGCGATAAAGGGAATGAAGGAGTAGAAAGATACCGGCTTATAAAATTACTGCAAGATGAAGGCAATAGAGCTTTTTATCTGATGTATCAAAAGAGAATGCACCCATATACCTACTTGATAAAATGGAAGTTGCAATTACTTCGTGAATTTTTTCACCGAAGACTTAAAACTAAGAAGTTCAGAATGCAAGTCGAGCTTTCAAGAATTGCAAAAGATGTCGTTTTGAGAATGGATAATGAAGCAGCTCTTAGCATGAACGCTAACGGCTTCCTGCTAAACGTAGTTTAATTTTTGAGAAAGAATTTAAAATTGAAATTATGGTTAAGAATAAAAATATATTAAAAGAGATAGCTAAGAGATATGCGGCAGCAATTCTTAATTGTAGTGAAGCAATTGTTGCATTTGAAGAAACAGGATTGTCTGTTGAAGAATGTTTTTATATTGACGAATGCCTGCATAATATTGCTTCACGTTTAACTAACAAAGATATTATATCAGATGTCTTTCGACTTGTAAATGAATATTACGAATAATTTATTTCAATTTTAAAGACTGAGAGCAAAAATGAAACTCTAAAAGATTTACAGGATGACTGTTAAATTACGTTTAGCAATTGTTAAAAGCTGCTACCTCACGGGTTTGGTAGGATACTTTTTGAGGTTAGCAGGAAGCCGTTAAAATCAACGGTATGTTGGGAGCTTTGGGAACCTGAAATTTTATTTTTCTTAAAATTTTAGGCAAAGCGAAGACATAACCGAACGTAGTGAGGTAGTTGATTTTAACGTTTGGTGTATGTGCCGTGCCAAACGCAGAACTTTCAAATCACGGCTAAAACTATCTGGCATGGCATATACACCGTGTTAGGCAACGTTTATTTTTATGAAAACAAATAAGGAGTACAGATTTAAGGATAATCCAAAAGAAAAGGAAATGCACGATAAATTTATCGAAATGTTTAAAAGAGATAGTTCGGCTAATAAGTGTTTATCGGCTATTATTTTTGGGTGGCAAAACGATAGACAAAATACACCAGAAAGATACTTAACCGATGACGAAGAAAATATTTGTTTGAACTTAATTCAATGGTTAGGTTCTCCTGTTGGTCAATCATTTTTAAGGGAGTGCGGATTCTCTTTAAATGTTGCCTAACGGTTATAGGTATGTTTAGTGCCTGATTTAGAATTGCAAACTTATCAAAATAGTAGAAATTATGAAAAAAGAACAGAACTTACAAACAGCAGAAACACAGGCATTAAATATACCTGTTGTTAGCACCAGTATTCCTTTATTTCAATACAATGCAGTCATTGAAAGTCAAAGGCAAATGATGGAACATATTGAGTTTTTAAATAGAGAAAATGAAAATTTAAGAACGCAAAATAAAAAACTTAAATTTATGGTAGAAAATGGACTTGGGGAAGACGATATGAAAAACGACATTACTTATCCGCACGAACTTTAATATTGGTTATAACGGTTCGTATATGAAACGTAGCCATGCACGAACCTTGAAATTAGCAGTAAACTATCTGGCTATGTTTTATATACGGTGTTATGCGTTCGGGCTTGTTTAAAACTATAAAATACAATAAAATGGCAAATTTTGAATTTTTAAAAGACGGCGAAATAGGATTAATAATGCAAGAAAACGGCAGAATAATCCAACTCGGAATAAGTAAGGAAATATACAAGGCTATAACATTTTGTATAGCTTCATTATCTTAAGGAACCCCATTGGTAAAAATGAATGAAGAACATGACTTAGTACTAAAAAATACAGTTAAATCTTTTAAGAAATGAAAGTAGAAAACTTATACACACCAAATTGCATCAGAACATTCTCAGGAATTTACATGAATGTTTTTGAACCTACTTTAGAAATGATTTGCATTGAAGATATTGCTCACGCATTATCAATGCAGTGCAGATTTGGAGGTCATTTACCTAAATTCTATTCGGTTGCTCAACACAGTTTTATGGTTGCTTCAATATTAGATGGAACTGATAAATTACAAGGCTTACTACATGATGCGAGTGAAGCGTATTTGCTCGACATACCAAGCCCAATTAAACACCAGCTTACTAACTATAAAGATATTGAAGATAAATTAATGCTTTTGATTGCTCAAAAATTCGGGTTTGAATACCCATTATCAAAACGAGTAAAAGAAACAGATAATGGATTGCTTCAATTCGAATGGGAAGTTATTATGCTACAGGAGAAAAATATTGAACACTTCGCATGCTGGTCTCCTGAATATGCTAAAAGGAGATTTTTAGAAACGTATGCTGAAATATGCACCGTCTTAGCCTGACGCATAACGTTGAAGCTATGACCAGTAAAGGATTACGGAGCGATACACTATCAATCGATACCAAACTGGATGCGAGCTACAACGTTTGATTAACCACTAAAACCTTTATTGGTTATAGCTTGTGTTAGGCTTTCGTACTTTTTAAAATATTATTAATCAATTAAATATAAAACAATGGAAAACGAAATTAAAAAATTTGACGTGAATGAAGCAATGAAAAATGTTAAAGACAAAATCAAAGATGCTTTCGTTACTTTAATTCCTGATGAACAATGGAATGAAATGGTAAAAAAGGAAATTGATACCTATTTTAAACAAACAGAAGCCAGATATGATAATAGGCAATATGTATCCGATTTTACAAGAGACGTACATTCAATTTTACAGCAAGAAGTTAAGGAAAAGGTTAAGCAGTATTTAAACGAAAACTTCAATGCAGTATGGTATGACAATGGCGTACCTGTTTGTAATGCAAAGGTGGAAGAAATGATTACTAAAAATGCAGGTAAGATTTTATCCGATATGATTGGCGGTACAATTCAAATGGCTATGCAAAATGCTGGGTATCGTCTTTAGTATGAAGCCTAACGCAGCGATATACACAAACCACATAACTAACTAATCTAAATTAAGTTGCAAAATGCGAAATACAGAAAAACTGAACAGGTTTGTACGATGGATGAGGGCTAAAAACAACGCCCCAAATACCATTGAACTATACAAGCACCATCTCGAAGTTTTTTTCAAGATAGTCGATGAAGATTCAAGCCGTATTTCAGAAAAAAGGATTCAGGATTATATTTTGAATATACCTCAAAGGTTTTCATTTAGTTATAAAAATCAGGTTATCAATGCCATTAAACTTTATTTTGAAGTTATTGAAAATCGAAAGCTGGATGAAGTGATATTGCCCCGGCCAATATCGCAACAGTTCATTCCAAACATTCTTTCTGTCGAACAAACAAAATGGGTTATTTTCAATACTCAAAATTTGAAACACCGAACATTATTGTTTGTGATTTATGATAATGGTTTGAGAATTTCCGAACTTCTCAATTTAACATTAATGGATTTTAGAACAAAATCAGACACACCCCATTTGATTGTTCGTGATGCAAAACACCACAGCAGCCGGATTATTCCTTTGAGTAGCGAATGTGTCGAGCTGGTCCGTGAATACTTTATCAAATACAAACCAAAGAAATATCTATTTGAAGGTGAAAAGCAAGGTGAAATCTATTCCGAAACATCAATCAGAAATATCTTTAAAAATGCACTGGAAAGGGAGAAAATCAAAATCAGGATTCGGGTTCACGATTTGCGGCACTCTTTTGCAACTCATTGCCTGGCTAATGGCATGGACATTTACCAGCTTTCAAAGATCCTTGGACACCGATCAGTATCAACTACAGAAAAATATTACGCCCACTTAAATTTTGCTCAAATGTCAGTCAAAAGACCAGTGTTGACAATGAATAATATCGCAGTATGACCAATCCAGAACAATACCGTATTTGTGACTGTGGAAACAAAATACCTCCTCCACGTAATTCTACTATTTGGGCTAAGAAATGTACTAATTGTCAGTATAAAGATGTTTACGATAAGAAAAGTAAGTCTAAGAACTCATTCTTTACAGGGAAGAAAACCAAACCAAATAAAGGCAAAACCGAACGTCAAAAAGCAATTGATTTGGCTGATAAATGGTTTTCCTGGTACATCCGTTTAAAATATTCACACCCTTCAGTGTTTGGAAATCCTGTTTGCCGGTGTTTTACCTGTAATAACATCCACGACATTAAAATCATTGAGAATGGACATTATCATAGTAGGGAAAATAAAGCCACCAGATACCATGAAAACAACGCAAGGCCACAATGTACCCACTGTAATCAACATAAACATGGGAAACATACTGAATTTGGTAATAATTTGCTTGGTCAAATAGGATTTGAGGAATTTGAGGAATTGAGGAAACTAGCCTTATCAACAGGAGAAGATAATGAAATTTTCTATCGGGAACAGGCTAAAATATATCGATTGAAATTTAATGAACTTTTGAAAGAACGTAAAATTAGTAATCCATGGAAAAACTAAACGGAATGGGATCCCATCATTCGGCAAATATGAAAAATGATGAATGGTTAACTCCACCTGAGATAATTAAGGCTTTAGGAAAATTTGATTTAGATCCTTGCGCCCCTATTATAAGACCATGGGACACCGCAAGGCATCATTTTACAATCGAGAATGATGGGTTATCTTGTTTATGGTATGGTAGAGTTTGGTGTAATCCCCCGTATGGATTAGAAGCTGCAAAATGGCTTAATAAACTGGCCGAACATGGCGATGGTATTGCTTTAATATTTGCCCGGACTGAAACGAAAATGTTTTTCGATCAAGTTTGGAATAAAGCTGATTCACTTTTATTCATTGAAGGTCGTTTATTTTTCCATCATGTAAATGGTGAAAAAGCTAAGCATAATTCAGGTGCTCCATCGGTATTAATTTCTTATGATATGACAAACTCCTATATTCTTAAAAACTCCAACATTAAAGGAAAATTTATTCAACTAAAATAATTATGGAACTAACACCTGAAGAAATAAGAATAGTCCTTAGTTTAATAAGGAAAGAAGAATCAATGAATGGGTATATAACCCCTGAAATTCTTGCTTTAAAAGAAAAAATAAGGTTTGAATTTGGAATTTAATACACCTAAGTAATTTAGAATCATTCTTAATGTTTTAATGATTAGTTTTGAAAGAAAAAATGAAAACGATAACAATTAAACAGCCTTGGGCATCACTAATTATTGATGATATTAAGGACATTGAAAACAGAACGTGGCCAACTAGATTTAGAGGGCGGGTTTTAGTTCATGCCGGATTATGTAAATGGACTTGCGATAAGCGATTTAACCTACTTTGTGAGACATTTACAACAGGACAATTTGACTATCTCGACAACAACAATCAATTTATTACTATAATTTATGGTGCAATTATTGGATCTGTAGAAATAATTGACTGTGTTATCAATCATCCAAGCATTTGGGCTGAAAAGACAGAAGTATTGACGGATGAAGATGGTTTTCCTGTATATGGTGAAAAAACATACAATTGGGTTCTTGCCAATCCGATTAAATTTCCAGAACCAATACCGGCAAAAGGGAAACTCTCATTTTGGGATTACCCAAATATTTTAGCTGAGCAAGAAGAAAAGGATGGTGAATTATTTTGTCATTGCCAACTTTCAATAAATGAAGAAAATCAAGTTTATTTAATGATTGATCATTATCGCTGTCACTATTGCGGTGGAAAATGGTATAAATAAAAATGTATGAAACTTAAACATTTGTTCAATTCTCTAAAGCTCGCTCTTCATGATTACTTTTCAACCCGAAAGGTAACTTTATTGAATGTGCTGAAGTTTTGGTTTTGGATCAAAAAATAATCGATATGAACTCAAATCTAGTTTTCACAAACAATTCAGGTAGGGATGTCACAACTTCTTTAATTGTTTCCGAGGTTTTTGAAAAAGATCACGATAAAGTTATCAGGGATATTCAAAGCCTCCATTGTTCAAAAGAATTTAATGCCGCCAATTTTGGCGTTATCTCTTATCGAGATTCAATGAACCGCGTAAGGCAGGCTTACGAACTTACTAAAGATGGTTTTTCCTTTCTTGTTATGGGATACACCGGAGAAAAAGCAGGAGAATTTAAAGAAAAGTTTATCACTGCTTTCAATAAAATGGAATCAATGCTTAAAAGTGATGATTTTATTTTATCCAGGGCCATGCAAATTCTTAATAACAGGATTGAATTTCAACAAAAACAACTTGAAGCCGCAAACAATACCATCAGGCATCAAGCCCCAATTGTTGAGTATTATAAAAACGTTCTCGATTCAATAGATCTAATAAGCACTACAATCATCGCAAAGGATTTGGGTATGTCTGCCACCGCTTTAAACAAGAAACTCAAAGCAAGGGGTATTATTTATCAATGTCAGAGCGTTTGGGTCCCGTATGCCAAATATCAACAGGAAGGTTATTGTCATTCGAAAACATTCCCTATTCATCACCAAGATGGTTCACAAGGCACTTCTATTCATTACTACTGGACAGAGAAAGGTCGGGAGTTTATTATGAGATTATTTCAACTTCAAAAAACTGTATAAAATGGGAAAAGCGATTTATAATCCAGGTGGCCCAGCTGCCGAATATTCAAAATGGGCTTGTAATTTATACGTGGGTCAGGATAAGCCCCAGTTGAAGAAATGTTTTAGGGATGAAGATCACGCATTCGAAGTATTTCAACGAGAGTTAGAACGAAACATTTTTGAACTTCAGGAATACGGATTATTCTTTTCATTTACAACCGATCCATTACTTTTTGAAACAAAAGAATTAACAATGATGGCTATCAATGACTGTTTATACAATGATATTCCGGTTAAAATACTCTCAAAATGCACTGAATATATTGATCAATTTGTTTATGAATTACAATGTACGGATTATGATTTATCGAAAATTGCATTCGGTTTTACCTTAACTGGACACGATGAACTTGAACCAAATGCATCATCCAATCAGGAACGCATTGAGGCCATGTTTAATCTTCACGACGCAGGTTTTAAAACATGGGCTTCAATTGAGCCAATAATTGATTTTCCCAGTAGTTTGGATATGTTTCATACCACTTATGGATTTTGTGATCTGTATAAAATTGGACTTAAGTCTAGAGAAATATATAAAATTGCAAATATAAGGATGTTTGTTAATTGGATATTAGACGATTTAAATAAAAATTCTTATGTGTATTTCAAAGATTCCCTCTTAAAAGCAGCCGGAATAAACCGCGCTGATCTTCCTGAAAATTGCGTTGACAAGGACTTTAATATTTTCAAGTCATGAGCAAACCCGAAATTAAATATTACGAACCTAAAAAACGGTTTAATATACTTTTAGGTTGGGATATATTCAGAAACAGGTCTGAAAAGCAAAGTGCAATAAGATGTGTTGCCGAACCAATAAACCTATATTCCTTGAAAAATAATTGATATGGAAACAATTCTCATTCAGGAGTGGATTTATAAACAAAAGTTTTGAAATCTAAAATGAATTCATATATTTGCTTTTCTTATTTGAAATACTTAATCGCTCATGCAGGAGTGATAATTTGACAATATTTAAAGCCAACAGGGGGAGGAACTGCATTTCCAAGCCTTGCTGGCTTTCTTTTTTACTACAAATGAACGGATGGATTAAAGTACATCGAAAATTTACAGATCATTGGTTGTATAAAACAAATAAACCAAAAACCTACCGTGAAGCTTGGGAGGATATGCTTATTTTGGTTAATTATGAATATTCTAAAGAATTCATAAAAGGACAATTATATGATTGTGAAAGAGGTCAATCCTTATTCTCATTACATACATGGTCAAACAAATTTAATTGGTCCATACAGCAAGTAAGGACTTTTTTTAAATTACTCGAACAAGAGCAAATGATCACAACAGAAGGGTTGCAATATACAACACGATTAACTGTCTGTAATTATGAATATTATCAAGGTCAAGCAACAGACGAACAACAGACCGATAACACACCGATAACAGACCGCCAACAGACCGATAACAACAATAAAAGAAATAAAGAAATAAAGAAAATAAGAAATAAAGAAAATATAGAGTTTGATTTTAAAAAATCTCTTTTAGAATTAGGTATTGAAAAAAATATAGTTGAAGGTTGGCTTAAGGTTAGAAAAGAGAAAAAGGGAGTTAATACTGAAATTGCTTTTGATAAAATAAAATCAGAAATTGAAAAATCAGGATTTCCGGCAAATTACTGTATTAAAATTGCAGTTGAAAAAAGCTGGGTAGGATTTAATAGTGAATGGTTAAAAAATATAATTAACAATGGAAAAACTCAATCAAATAATTCAGAGTATGCAGCAAGATTCCAACAGGCCCCAAGTAAGGTTTAATGAAATTTTTGAAAAGGATACAATTTGGAGTAATCAAAATTATCTTAAATTTAAATTAATTCAAGTTGGCAAAAGCATTATTCCTGATTTTGAATTAAAAGGAACCAATTTAACTGAAGCTGCAAATATTTTATTTTTGAAAATTCTAGGATATGGTACTCAAAAGGGACTTTATCTTTGGGGATCAAAGGGAATTGGTAAAACAAGCCTTTTTAAAGTATATCAACAATGGATTAATAAAATTGCCCCTTTTTGTGGAAATTCATTTCAAATTATCTCCGTGGATAACCTTGTAGAAGCAATTAAAGCAAATGAGACTCAAAAATATTTACTTAATTTCGATGAAAACAAGAAAGCTACTCCCAGGCATTTGTTAATAAATGAATTTGGTAAAAAAGTAAACGAGAAGAATTACGGAACTGATATTGATAGACAAATAGAAAGGTTCTTAATGCAACGATATGAAATATTCACCGATTGGAACAAGGTTACACATTGTACTTCAAATATAAACCCTATTGAATTGGAGTTTGATGATCTTTTAATGGATCGATTTGTAGAAATGTTTGAATTCCATTTTGTAGATGGAGAAAGTTTACGGAAATGAAAATCGAAAAATTAAGAATATTTAGTCCGGGCAAGGCCGTTAAAATAGATGGTTTACATGAAAAAGGATTCGTTTATTCTCCATGTAAATATTGTGGTGAATGGATTTCAAATAGTGGACGAGCAGCAAACGCACACTATCAGAAACATGTAAGAAAAGGAGATGTAAGATGAAAGACACGGACTTTAATAAACTCAGTCAATTCACTGTTTTTGGAAAGTGTTTCATTCCAACATCACAGGAAGCAATTGAATACTGTCAGGCATTTGATACTGAATTCATCGAAAGTGAATATTGTCTTATTCCAGAGGATGAAAATTCAATCACCACACTTGAAAATTCAGTAGTCGGACAAGTGTTAACCTTCTCAGAGTGTTCAGAACGTGATTTAAAACTACACAGATGCTTTATGAAGCTTCTGGGGTACATCTGGGGCTATTTACCGGAAGAGTTCAAAATAACCGTCCCAAAACGCAAATTTTACATGTATCTAAAACACCTTCAAAGAAACTATGAGGTTGTTTACCGCTTTCAGGATATTCAAAAGCAACAGGAAATAATCAGAATACTTATTGAAAATAAAAAACGGTTCCGTTTAACCTATAAAGCTATTGCAGAAATAGCCCCTTTGGTTGATGGATCTGAACTGATAGAGTATGAAAGTATCTCTTTTGGCAAGATGTCTGAAATGAGATTCAGAGAATATATTCGCGAACTACTTCCTTTCATCTACTCCGATGTTATTGGAATGTTTTACGAAGGAGAAGTTTATGAATCGATAGTACAAACAATAGAAAACGACTACGAGAAGTTTTTCTCGAAACTAAACAGTAGATGATAAAAATAAACTATACTACCGTTAGACGTAGTTGTTTATAATAAATCAATTAAATACAAAAATATGAAAATCTTAAAAATCTGTTCAAACTCAAAAGAAATAATGTGGGTAGCGATTATTGAATTAGTTATTCATGCAACAACTCATGTTTTAGGCTCAACAACAGCTAAATGGCATTTCTTAGGCTGAATGATATGGTTAGTTATAATCTTATCTGCACGGGTTTACTTCAACTGTAGTCTGCGTTTTTACAATGAACGCTAACGTTGGGGCTAAGAAACGAAAGGGATTTAAACCCGATTCGCTATCAAGTTGCACAACTTTTTAAAATAGATACACGCTTTAAATACAGATAATGCCCTTTTGTTTCTTATTGCGTGTTAGCCGTTCGGTTTTTATTACTTAAATATCAGATTATGAAAAAAATAACCGCTTTTGAATGTGAATTTTGTAAAAGGATTTTAAAGACAAAACAGGCAATGAAATTACATGAGCCGAAATGTTTTAAAAACCAAATTTCAAAAAGTTGTTTGACTTGTAAAAGTTTGACATTAAGAAGTTGCATAGATGGAAAACCAGTAACCGAAAATGAAGAATTGATATTACAATTTAAGGTTGAAGGAACTTACCATGTTTGCACTGGATATATGGAAGCAGATTACAACGAATTAAATGACGAATATAAATATATCGAAAATGCAGAAGTCGAAAATTATTGTATGTCTCAAAAAATGAGACTCATCAAATTAAAGACAAACTGTAATTACCACGCCGTCTCTTAAACTGACGGCTAATGTTTTATAATATGAAATGTACGGGATTAAAAGCGGCATCCTATCCCGATACACGAATGATAATTAAAGGTAGTTCCGTTCAATTAACCACAAACACCCGTATATTTTATATTGTGTGTTAGCGGTTGTTAGTCAATTTATTATGAACTTAAAAGAATTTAAACTCGTAAAAAACAGACAAAGACCTGATTTCTGCTATGCTTATGAAAAGAAAACAGATAGTAGAAAGTACTCAATTTTTACAATGGATGGCGGTAAAACATTCCTTGCATCAGTAGAAGAACCGAGAATGGATAAAATATGGTATTCTGAATTTTCAGAAACTCACAATTCTATTCAAGAATGTTTAGATGCACTTGGTCGTTTTAATAACCGCTAACTTGTAAATATACGCAGTTCAAAAAATTGAACCATGAATAATCTATCTAATTATGAACAACTTGCATTGAGTAAACTTGATGAAAGTATATTTAATGGGAAGTGGTCAAATGAAGGATTGATAAAATTGGTTCAATTAATTGAACCTTATTTAAATGCAAAATCTATCTCCCAATATGCTAAAGAATATGAAATGAGTTACAATGGGGTCAGGGATCATAGAAAATCAGAATTATTATTTGGAGTTAAATTTATTTTAGACAATGATTAAATTTAAAATTATGAAAACACTATTATTAGCAATTTTAATGATCGGAGCCATTCAGTCTATATCGATAGCTCAGACAAATCAAATCGAAACAAGTATCAACCGTAATGCTCCTATATTCAAGGTTGGAGAAAGCGTTGGTATATTTGTTGGCCCTTTTACCTGTTCCGGCATAATTAAGCGCGTGATATCTACAAAGATAGGCAACTACTATCTTATATCATTCGAGGTTATGTATGTCACTAATCCCATCGAAGGATTAGAATACTTTCGTCCAACATTTAATTGGGCGGTGTTTAGAGAAGATAAAATAAATCTTATAAAAATGCGAATATGTCTAAATAAAAGATTAATATTGTATTGTTAAACAAGGTAATGAATGGGGAAAAGTTGAATCGTCATGAAAGAAAAATAGTAAAATACAAGGCTGTTTCATGTCCCCAGCAGTTACTTGATGGTATTCATTACGCCTTTACGGTTAATGCTCTTATTTGGGCGCACGTGAACGTTCATCTTCTTGATCAGGAATTAAGGGATATACTTGATTTGACTGATGAAAATATGGCCGCATTCAGAATTCAGGATGAGGTTGATAAATGTAAGAAAAAGTGAACATTGATTTGATTGAATATGAAAAAGCTCCGGCAAAAATATTTGTTTGTCATTGTGAGCAATGTAGGGGGTGTAAATCTAAGCGCAAGAATCGTAAATTAAAGAAAAAAATTAAACGATTACTCAATAAAAAACGACGTAAAAATACAGGGGTTGGAGTAGTATTTTATTGGGCATAAATTAAATAAATAATGTTAGAATATCTTCTATCTGAATACAAAATAAGGCAATGTCCAATATTTCAGGTACAAAAACTGAAATATGAAGGTCATTTTAACCAGGTTGAATTTGATAAACTTCTGGCAACCGGAAAAATAAAGATCAGGGAAGGGATGCATGGTGATTTAATTGAATTAATAAATCCATAATTATGAACAAATAATTCTTATGATTAAAATAGCTCTCATACTCTGCATAATCCATCTGCTCTACTACATCTATGTAGGGATAATATACCAATTTGTAAAGATTGGAACCATCTACAATACCCCAAACAAAGAAGTATTCCGGCTCCGGTCAAAATACAACGTCAACATTAAAACATTTCGAAAGGATGTGAACCATTGGGGATTTTCTTGGGGAAAAACAATCTACCTGAATGAAAAGCTTTTTAAAACGAGAAAGGGATCAAAGCAACCACTAAAAGCATTGGATTGGGTTTTTTACCATGAATATTTCCATTTAAAAAATCACGTTTACCAAATAATAATTCTCAGAGTATTACTTTCAGTTACTCCATTATTGCTGACAGTACATTGGGCTTTATTTGTTTTTAATTACATTTTTATAGCCTATGTATCATATCGGTTGGTAAATGTGGAGTTTGAAATACAAGCTAATGAATACGCTAATAAAATGATTGAGAAATGACCCTTGAAACGACAATACAGAAACAATCAATAGTCCTGAAACGGTTTCATCAACTTTTGAGATCGGGAAAAGACTACTCAACAACCTGGATGTACCGGGAATCAGGAAAACCCTGTTTCATCGCTGAGAAAAGGGTAGCTGCAATAATAAATTCTCATTATCATGGTATTATTTCAAAAGAAATGGTAACTTGTTTATCCGGCTTAGAAAACATCTCCCGGAATGAACAGATAGAAGCATTCTCGAAAGAGTTTAAGTTATGTGAACGGGAGGCCCGGTTGATAATCCGGTATATTAAAATGAACAAAAATGACTAAGGTATTTTATTGGATAGCAAGCCTGTTCACTTCAAAGCCAATCAGGATGAAAGATGATTGGTATTATATACGGGGTTGGAAAATATCGGCATATGAATTATTTAAGCCAAAAACGTTTAATGAACTTGAACTTGACCAAAAATGGGAAGGAATAAAAGAAGTGTGGGATAAAGAACAAGCATGGATAAGAGAAAAAGAACGTGACATTTTTAGAAATCTTAGATATCCATCTGATGAAATAAAGGAGAAAAAATGACTAAGGAAGAGAAACAAATCATGGACCAGTTCTTCACCAATCAAATAAAGAGATTGACAGAGGATAAAAGCCCATTGAACGCTGCAATGTATGTTCGTGGAGATGCTGAATTCAACAACGCATCTGTTTGTATCGAGGGAGATACAAAGCTTCTTGCATTAACTTTGCTCCACCACATCGAAAACAATCCCGGTTTCAACCAGTTTATAACGGCTGTAGTCGGGAGTTATCT